ACTGCATAAACTTTGAACCACCTCTTTCGCCTGTGCTTCCTGCATCCCTGCTTCCACCATCTTCTTCTCCAAATAACCCTTTGAAACTTCTATCCAATTTCTGTATACTTGATAAAAAAAAACAAGCGAATGGTAAACATCTACAAACTTTGCAGTCAACATATCATTTGCGTATTCCTCGTGTCTACTTGCATCGTACTTCTCATTAAACCAAATACCGAACTTTCGCTTCTGTGGAATTACCATTGTAGCTGCTAACTTATGTAGGTTACCGTATAAATCCTCACTAAATACTTTGCTCTCTATATATCTTGCGAATGGCATCTTACTGACATCGTAATTAATTCTGTACCTCTTACCATTAGATATGCGTATATGCTTCTTAGGAGTGCCTTCTATCGGTTCATTTAAGAAAGCTATGGTTTTACTCAACTTCTTGTATTCATCCAAAGGAAGGCTATCTATTTGCATTTCAGTCATATTGTTGACTATCCCTACTAATTTGACTTCTAGGTCTAAATCAGTTGCATCTTTATCCTTTGTATTTAAAGCATTGTAAATCTGTTGGTATTGCCATACATTTATTTTATCCCACATAGATTATTGATTTAGGTAAAGATACTGCAATTAAATTAAAAAACTACCTTGTTTTGGTTATAGATTTTTAAGTAATCTTGCATATCTTTTATGTCATATTCTCCTTTCCAATTTGGATGATTCCAACAATGTTCAAATACATTTTGTATCTGCTCTTTTTCTTTTTCAAGTGCTAATTCCATATCATTAAAGAGTTCTGTCCAAGTATATTTTTCTACTAAGCCACCTTCTACATTATATGATATAGCGTGTTCTACTTTTTCAATTAATTCTTGCATTGCTGTTTTCATAATTTATTTGTTTTGGTTAAGTATTTTTTCCTTCATCCATTTAGCACCATCTATATGAATAGCAGATACAAGATATTTTCCTAATTTATCAGACACATCTTCGTGTATTGTTGAATATTTGTCAGAATAGGATTTTATCTCCTCATCACTTGGTAATTTTATTGAGGTTAATGATTTAATTATATCATAAATGGTCTGCAAATCTTTTACTTCTTCGCCCTTATACATAAACTTAGTGTACTTAATAGTAATAACAACTTCATTATTTTTATAGAATGATATAGAAGGACTTGAATACTCCTCTCCTATTGTTAATGTACCTTTTGGTGTCAATAGAATAGCTTTATCAGAAGCTGTTGTTTCTTGTTTCATAAGTTATTTTTTTAATATATAATTTAAAATTAAAATTCCAATAACACCCCCAATTGCAAATCCTAAAAATAATCCTTGCATAAATTTATCATTTTTTTCTAAAAAGTTTTTCATAGGTTATTTGTTATGGATTACAAGCATTATACATTTTACCATAAGCCTCAAATGCTTTGTTTTTCTCTATGGCTATTAAACCACTAGATGCATATCCAAATTCAAATGCATTAATAAAAAATGCTCTTTCATTATCAATTAGATCGTCAATTGCTATTAATAATTCTTCTTTAGTAATTGTTTCATCATTTCTAAAATAATACTTTAAGTTTTGTAGAGGTGTATTCATTTTGCTTTTATCATTATAATTCAAATCATAGTAATCTTTCCAATTGGTAGGCAATCCTTTTAGGTTTGCATTACAATCATCTACTATCTGCTCTTTTTCTTTTTCTAAAAAATAAGTTCCATCAATTCTTACAGGATAAGTTTTTTCGTCAAATGATTTTTGTAAATTTTCTAATAATTCTTGCATTGCTGTTTTCATAAGTTATTTGTTTTTTTTAGTTATATATTGGTATAAGTATGTATAAGATACACCAATTACAAATCCAATAAATAGTGTTATAAATGTAGTCATAGGTTATTTGTTTTGTTGTTTAATTAACTTATTTACTTTTTTTGTAAGACTTTTAACTTCATCTTGCAATAGTTCTAATTCTGTTTTTGGACTTGGACATTGACATTCATTTGGTAATGGGAAAAAAAAACTAGTATTTTTTTCTTTTTTGCCACATCTTTCACATAATTTATAAGGATTTATATAAGTAATTCCACACACTTCATTATATGTAGCTAAATTTGTATTAGTTGTTGTTATTTCAAAAGTACCTGTTGATGTTAGTTTCATATTTATTTTTTTTTGTTTAATGTGGTAAAAATAGTTTATTTTAATTAAAAATCTTAAGTATAAATACTAATTTTTATATTAGAATTATATTTCTAATATTGTATAATAATTACTTTTTGATATGTAATTTTAAAGTAATTAGAATTATATTTCTAAAAAACCACCCCAAGTTTTTTATAAATTACTATCAGGTTATTAATATTTGTATCCTGAGGTGGTCTATGCTCTTAAATGTTTTGAAATATCGCAACTACTAAGAATGCGAATATAAGAATAATTACTGCTTGTATGTTTTCTTTTTTCATAATAAATGTGCGTTGGTCAGTCGCACCCCTGACTTCTTGGGTTAGTTATATAAATTATGTTCTTTAATTCTACTAACTGCTGCAAAAAATGTTTTGTCTCCTGTTTTTAAAGCATTAACCATTACATATCCTTCTAAGTCAGTTTGAAAAGGAGTTTGTGTTGCATCTTTTACATATGCTTTACCATTAATAAGTCTTACAATAGGATTCTTTTTAAATCCTCTGCCATAACCTGATTGATAATAGCCTTGTCCAATTTTTTTAAATTCTTTCATAATGTTGGTTTTTTTGGTTTGTTTGATAAATCAAAGATAGTGTAAGATATATACACATTCCAAACATTTTGTAAACTATTTTTAAACTTTGTGATGAACGGTAAATAAAGCTGATGAACGGTAATTACATCATAGAATACCTGCCTGACCCCCTTCTAATGCTAAAGTTAGACCACGCTAAAGCCAATGCCATAACGCAGTCATCGTGGAATCCTGATGGTGCAGAGTACCTAACCCCATTAGCTGTGAACTGATATTCAAAGACCTGCAGTTCATTTGTTATTGCTCCTTCAGGGAATCCTATCTTTTGTTGTTGTATGGCAGTTGCAAGACCCTCCATAAGTTGTTGCTTACTTGAACTTGTAAACTTTAAACCTTCTATTGCAATACCTTCCCTTTGTAAGTCTTCTAAGATAGGGTCTCCTACACCTGTGCTATCTACCAATATAGGGCATCTAGGCAGCCTTTTTATATTCTCCTTAGTGTTATGCCAATCCATTTGATACCTGTCAAAATAAGCCACATTGCCATTATTATCAAGACCTATTATAACTGTATGGTCAACAGACTTTGCAAGGTCAATCCCAAATGCAACTATTTGTTGGTTGCTAATTGGCTTAACGCAATCCTGAATAAATTTATTCCCAAATGGGTTTGCACTATTCTCTGATGGGTTAGCCATATATTCCTGCTCAAATACTACGTTTGGCAGTTGCATCCTAGCTTCATCTATTTCCTGTGGGTCTATGTATGGATTATCATAACTCGTAAATTTAAAGGATGCCCAATCATTTTCCCCCTCTTTCATAAACAGACTATAGAAATAGTTTTTGCCTCTTGGAGTAGATAAGAAAATTGCCTTCCCTTTGTAATCGGTTAGGGTTGGTCTAATACTGTTCTGCCATCCTGCTTCTAAGTCAGGTATAAAGGATGCTTCATCTATAATAACTAAATGAAATTTACGACCTCTAAGGTTATCTAATCGTTCTCCTGTAAAGAATTCTACCTGCCCACCATTAGGGAAATCTATTTTAAGGTCAGACTTGTTTTTAGGCAGTTCTATGGATTCAGTCAGCTTAGCAAAGAAAACCTTAGCTAATCCATAAGTAGGGGTTATATAAGCCACAGAAAGACCTTTAACGGCATATGTAATAGAAAGTATCTGTGATAGTTCTGACTTACCAAATCTACGACCACACATCACCACCCTGAAACGCTTATCACATTCTAGGATTCTCTGTTGGTTTGCGTGAGGATTAGGTAAGAATATCTGCATTACAGAATCGTTTTGCCATCTACAAAGATAACTTCTATTTTATTATCTGACTTAATATCCATCTGTTCTTTTGGTTTGCCATATACTCTAGTAAGTAAAGTATCCAATGAATACAGGCTACCATTGCTCATAGATTTTAATATGGCTTTTGCTACTGTCTTTTCTAGTACAGTTGCTTTGTCATTTGTGCTAACTGATTTAAGTTCTTCTTCATCCATAGACATTAAAGCCTGAATGCTATCGTTTATTTCTGATAGCTTATAGCCTTGTTCCTTTAAAAGGCTGACATATTTTCTAGGTCTGCCATTTGGGTTTGCAATTTCTCCCTTTTTAAATTGATGTTGTATTATATCTTCTGCTGCCATTGTGCTATTATTGTGCTATTATTTATCTAATTTAGATTTAAAATGCTCACACAATACTTCCATTTTTGCTATGTAGTATGTGCTAAAGTCTTTGTATCCTTCGTTGTTTTGTTGATAGTTTATATATAAAATTCCTCTCAATCTTTGTGATGGGGTTTTATTTGTGTCTAGGTCTGTTTTAATATCATCTAGGTTATCTAATTCATCTTGTTGGAATGTTTCTTCTTTGATAGCTATGTAACAGAATCTTTGGTTAAGTTGGAATACCTGTGCAGCATCAACAGGTGATAGTTCCTGTGTTCCGAAGGTAACTTTAATGGTCTTATCCTTTCTTGATGTTAACCCTTCAATCTGTGCAGCTAGTATTATCATCCTAGTTTTTCTTTATGTTTATTTTTTAAATACTCCATATGTGTCTTAGTATCCCCCATAACTAAATGACATTGCCTACATAATGCCATAAGGTTTTTAATATCATCAGCCTTTTTGTCTCCCCCCATTCCTCTTGCTTCTATGTGATGTATGTCTACTGCCTTTGCTCCACAGGATTCACAAGGTATAAAATCTTCTATGCCATATCCAAAGTAATCTAAATATAGTTTAGTATGTTTCTTCATTCATTAATATAAAGTTCAAAGATACGAATATAAATCCTATGTTTAAACTCTTATGTAATTGTGCATACTCATCTACTGAATATCCTATTGATATACCTAATTGGATTGTTTCTGTTAATACCCCTAAAGATATTCTAAATCTATCAAATTGTATACAGTATTCCATTACTTATCTATTTGCTTTAGTTTATTTATTGCCCATTCAATACCTGAAGTACCACCCCAACAATCCCACATCAAACCACCACAACCTTCTGAATATGGTACATCTTTACTTTGTTGATGTCTTTTAAATGATGCCATTCTAGCTATTGTATCCCTAGATATGTTTTCTTTATTTGCTAATTGGTTAGCCCTAGCTTTACCTACTGCAGTTCCACAATCACCCCAACCATTTTCATCTGCCCATTTTAATGCTCTCTTTGCATTGTTACTTGCTGATTCAGGATAGTCATTATAAGTTTCTTCATATTTGCCACTAGCTATAATTGCTGCCCATACCTTTGCAGCTTTTTCGTGTGTATCATAAATACAAGCACCTGTACCAATTCTGTATTTTCCGTTAGATTCACATTTGTATATCGGCATTACCTATTAATTTATTATAAATAGCAAATCTCTTGTTATTTATTGTGTGCAGGTTAAAGTTAGTATTGCAGTAATCAAATAGCTTCTGCCCATATTCAATTCGTGCTGCTTCATCAAAGGTTAGTAGCTTAATCCATTTGTACCAATCCTGTTGATTGTTTACATAGCATACAGGCATATTCTTATAAGGGTGTACGTTGCTGACTATAGCAGGGTTTTTCTTTGCAGCAGTTTCTAATACCTTTAGGTTAGATTTCATAGAACCGAACTTATTTTCTACCAATGGAATTATACTAATATCAGAATCAGCGTAAGCACCCATATATTTACTTACCTCTGCATAGTCATAGATAGTTGGGTTTAGCTTTAATCCGTTTGTAAATACTCCAATCATCCTATCCCATAAATGCTTTTCTCCTAAATTATATCCTGCTATAACTGTTCGTACAGGGAAGTTAATCTTCTTCATTGGATTCCTAAGAATGTCTAAATCAGGAACGTGAGTACCTGAACCTGCCCAAAACAATCTAACTAACTCTGATTCTACTTTATTATCTTGGAACTGTTCTTCCCCATAAGGTAATGCATTAGGAATGATTTCTACATTAGTATTGTACTTATATATTTCTTCAGCTAATCTTTCGTGTGTACAGGTGCAAAGGTCTGCAACCTTCATATACTCTGTAATGATTTCTGCTATATTGCTTTCTCTATATCTTTGCGCTAAAATGTGTGAAGGTGGTAATACCCAATAGTCATCATTATCAACTATCAGTTTAAAGTCATATTTCAATTTCATTTGAACTAATAGCTTTGCATCTGTAGAAGCTAAAAATCTATTAAATATTACTATGTCATAGTTATTATCAAATACTGCCTCATTGATTGTATCTGTAATCATACAATAATCTTTGCGCATATTAACTAACGGCATCATAATCCTATGATACCCTACCCCACTAAATTTAGTTGTAATTGCTAGTATTCTCATAATGGGATATAATATGCTTTAGTTCCGTTTGAATATTCAGATACGTTTTGATTATGTAAATCCCAAGTCTTTTTAACTAAATCCATTTTATTATATCCATAAGAATCACTACCATTCTGTTCAATATGAGTAGCTTTTATATTTGGTATGTACTTTGTATGTAATCCTGCTGCTCTACATCTAGTACAGTAGTCTAAGTCTATTGCTCCATATGGGTCTAGTTCCTCATTAAATGCACCTAACCTATTTATTGTTTCTTTTGATATTGTAAAATTGCCAATTAAATCTAATGAATCACCATTAAAGCCTCCTAATGGAATTGAACAAATACCTATGCTTGTATCCTGCATATATTCATTCCTAATCTGCAACCAATTATCAGGCTCTTGTATATCATTACCCATAATAGTTACATAATCATATTTGTTTAATTGCATCAATCCCTTATTGATTGCATAAGCAATGCCTGTTTCATCTACAATGCTAATTAAGTCTATATGCTTACCTGCATTTTTAATGTTATGAAACAAAGTATCTATGTTTCTATTTTGATAGTTTAGATAAATTAATGCGTTCATCGTGGTTTATTTTCTCCTAATTTTCTTGCAGGTACTCCTGCATACTTTGTATATTGCTCTGATTCACCTTTAAAGAATGCACTTGCTCCAATCATACAACCTTCTAATACAACTGACCATTGATGCAATACTGCATTTAATCCTATGTTGCAGTTATCATTTATAATAGAATGTCCACCAATCTTTGCACCGCAACTGATAGTAACTTTGTTATCTATAATACAATCGTGTCCTATATGTGCGTGTTTCATTATAAAGCAATCATTACCTATATAGGTATTAGTTTCAGTTCCTGCATCAATAGTAACTAATCCTGTAATTATATTGTTATTACCTATAACAACTTTGCCTTTTGTTTTATCCCAATACTTTTTATATTCAGCAGGTTCGCCTATAATACAATAAG